CTATAGCATTATCGGGGTCCCTAAAATTAACCAAGTCAACAATGTTATTAACTGGATTAGGTTTGTAATTAGTAATATTTGCTTGAGCGCCTGAAACTGAACCTACAATAATTTCACCAGACACAAATTTATCTTGTGATGTAATTATTAATCTGTTGTTTGTAATATCTTCGACTAATACAATAGCAGTTGCTTTTGATGTTTGACCTGTAACTGTTTCACTTTTAGCAAATTTACCATAAGTAGATTCTTCTAATAGTATTTTGTCACCAGCGTCTAGTAATGTTCTAGCGGTACCTTTGCGACTAGAGTTTAAAACTAAATTGTTTGTTTGACCTGTTTCTGATTGAAGTAAAATACCATCTGTGCCTTCGATAGTATCAATTGATAATTCTGCTGATTCTAAAAGTTGATAATAGACTTTAAGAAATTCGGCAAACTTAGGGTGGTCAGCAACGACAAACTCTGGTAGCTGACTGTTAAGTATTGTTGATATTTTATCATTAAATTTTGCCATTGTTCATTAGTAACTTGATGTTGTCGTATAGCCTACGCCAGCGTCAGCGGAACCTCCTACAAATGAATCTGTTTCTACAGTTATGTTAGAATTAGAAATGTCAATTTCTATAATTTGGTCTCTAACAGGAACAACATCATTAGAGTTTGGTGTTACTGTTAATTCGATTGTAGTTGATGTTGCACCTCTAATATTTGATATTGAAGCAACATTTAAAGAGTTAAGTGTAATTTGTCCTGTTGTGTAACTAATTGTACCTTGTGTTTCATTTGAGTATGTTCTAATACCTGAAGCTAAATAATATCTTCTTACATTACCTTGGCCATCATCATCTAAAAATTGTTCTAAGTCACTACCTGTAACTTTGAAACCTGTTGATGATAAAATACCACCCATTGCTGAATTATGTCCTGAATGAGGATTAAATAATGAGTTTCTAAAGTAAATATCATATTTGTTAGAAGCTGTTAGTGTAGGTGTAAATTCTTTTCTAATTTTAATTGTTGTGATGTTAGATAAAATACTAGTATCAACAGAGTCAATCAAACCAGTTAGTTTCGAGTGTCTATAAACTGAATCAAACTTTTGTAGTGTATTTGTATTATAGTTTGTAACAGCTGTTGTAATTTCTGATTTTAAAGTATCACTTGATTTGGTTGTTGTACCTGTATTATACTTAACAGTTGATGTTAATAAAACCGAAGTAGTTTCGGGGTCAACAATTTGTGGGGCTACTGAAGCAACATTATATGGTTTTAATTTATTCACAATATCTGCTTTTGTAGTTTCTGTCAAAGTAGAACCTGAGGCAGCTTTAACTCCTATTTTTACAATACCATATCTCGGTGTTTCATCATCTTCACCACCCCATGCACTTACTGATAATGCATTAGGATAAATTGATTGTACTAAACTTTCGTAATCTGTTGTTGTAACTGCTCTGTCTTGAGCTGCATATTGTAAAGGTGCGTTATGTCTGATTGATTCATCTGATTCACTTTCAGAACCACCTTGTGAATTAGAATTTGTTGTAATTGTTACATTTGAAAATCCACCTATTGTTCCTGATAATGAAAATGAACTAGCGCCATTAGATAAATCTTTATTTGTTACAATATATTCTAGTATTACAATATTACCGTCTGATAATGAAATACCATTTATACCATCACCAAAATAAACTTCAAATTTACCGTCTTGACTTTCTTGTATGAAATAAACTTTTGAACTTGCGTCAACATTATTATAACCACCTGCTAATGAATAAGTGTTTGTAGTTGTGTCACTAGAACTATTTTGAACTTTAACTAAAAGAGTTGTAGTGTCAATATTAGCATTTGGTAAAGTAAACTTTTGGTCTACATCTGTACTGTCAACAGTATATTTAAAAGTTACTAGAGAACCCTCGTAAATAGGAACACCAGAAAAATTATAGACACCATTTGCCGGTGTAATTGTAATATCTGAGTTTGTTACATATTGATATGAAACATCATCAACACTTGTTGTAAAAATTGTGCCTTTGTTCATTGTGATGTTTGTACCTGTAGCATTATTAACTTTAATGTCAATAGAGGCCATAGGTGCCTTAGGTGATGATGGTGTGTAACCAATCATCTTTGCTAACGATACAATGTTGTTTCTTATATCTGCACTATCAAGATATACTTCGTTTGTTGCCATGTTGGCTAAGTAAGCAAGATAATGTGTGTTGTAAGATAAAATATCTAAAAGAATATTTAAAGAACTACCTTCAAAATCGTAATCTTGAAATTGTGTTTGACCTTGTAAAAAGGATTTTAAGTTTAGTTTGATTGCGTCAAAATCGTAATCAGAAACTACTAGTTTATTTGACATTTATTATCTTACCCTTTGTAAAAATGTTGATACTGTTTGAGGACCTGGTACACCTACTACATAAAAATAAATATCAACAACTAATCTATTGTTATCTTGGTCATCATCAACAGCAACATTTTGTAAATTAATTCTTGGTTCATAGTTAATCAAAACTTCTTCTATTTTTCTTTGTAGAAAAATCTTGGTCATTGGTGTAAAGTTTTCAAACAACAACTCTCTAATACCACAACCTAATTCTGGTTGAAACGGTCTCTCATAAAAATTAGTCTGTATTAAATTTTTAACTGACCTTTTAACAGCAACCACATCTTCGACAACAGCCACATCATTTGTAACTGCGTTTCTATTAAAGTCTAAGTCGATATCTCGAAACTGTCTGGAATTTCGTGTACTCTTACTTTGTGTTTGTGAATCATAGACTGCCATACGGATATTTATAAGGTTTTTCTAACCGTTTGCGAAAACATTACCAGAACCACTTGTCATTGCGCCAGCGTCTGCACTATCACCTATTCTTGCAACTGCAATACCAACAGCAAACACATTAGGCGAACCTACATTTACATTTGCTACATGGTCTGGACAAGGTGGTGCTGGTGGATTAGGATGTGGTACAGTAGGGTCACCAATTCTTGCAACTAATATACTATTTGCAAATACTGTACCTTGACCTGGTGTATCTAAGGTTGTTGTACTGGTACAAATATGACCAGTAGATAAACTATCACCTTTTCTACTAACGGCTGGCATTTGACATCTATTTCCCTAATTTTGCTTTTAAAGCTAATCTTCTTTGTTCTTGTAAAATTGATTGTCTTATTTTTCTACCAATTGGTATTATAATAGAATGACACATCTCTTTGCCTTTTTTACTGATATATTCAACACTTATCATCTTATCTTTAAAATCGCCTTGTACTGACTTAGTTGCTTTCTTTAAACTTATCGCTTCTTTTTCTTTTTCATCACCGTTTGCATTCCAAAACTTAAATAATCTCATTTTGCTCATATTAACTTTCTATATTATACTTTTCCTCGTCTTCATAATTTGATTCGCACTTATCACAACGACAATGTTTACAAACCTCAATATCATCTTTGATAAGTTTGTTTCCGCAATGCGATTCGTGGCCACAATTGTTGCAATAAGTCATAATACTATTTATATCAGAAACCACAACTCATTTTCATTGCTCTTAATTCTGTTTCAGATAAATTTTCTAAATTTTCTTGAGCTGATTCGCCGATTCGCTCTAAATCTGGCTTAATTTCACAATTTTTTACTGTTTTTGAGCATCCGGTCGCTAAAAAGAACAAAGTAAGAACAAAAAATATTAAATAGCGTTGATTTATAAGGGTTTTTTTATGCATTTTTTTGAAAAAAAGTGAAAATAGTGCTTGCTTTCTATATTTAGTTGTGGTATAATGGACACATAATGAAAAACAAAAGGAAAAACACTATGAAAACAATAATTGGTTCTATATTACTAGGATTTGGTATAATGATGATGGCTGGTTCAGCAAACGATTGTGACGGCGCTTGTATGGAAACTGCAAATACTCTCTCAGAGATGTTATTTGTTGCAAGTATAGGTTTAGTTATGTCATTTGCCGGTTTTATGACATTATATTCAAAAATACTTAAATAAATGGTTGCCAAAAGGCGAATCATCTGTTATAATATACACATAAACAATAAAAAAGGACACTAAACTATGACTACTGTAAACAAAACTGCCGAAACACTAAAAGACGGAATATCAAATATGATGGCTGGTGCCAAAGAAGATTACTTTAAATGGTCTTCATGTGGTGACGGAATATCTAATTATGCTCAAGAACAATTAGACGCTTGGGACAATTCAATCACAATCAAAGAAGGAAAGAAATACATTAAAGTTATTAGAGATAATGGCGTATTTGCTTTCATCTGTAAAACTGATTTTAAACATTTTAAAAAAGGTGATGTATTGAAAGCCGCTGGTTACAATGCACCTGCTTTAAATCAACCGAGAGGTAATGTTCTAACTGGTAACTATGCTATCAGATGGACTGGACCTCTTTATCTTTAATAACAACAAAAGGACTATAATATGAATACACTAAATCTAATCAAAGCTGGAATAAAGCAATTACCTTTATCTGAACTTAATGAACTTTCTAGTTTCATTAGTGATGTTAAGGTTATAAATGCTAAAGCTTCACTATCTGTAGGACAAAAAGTGTTTGTCGTTCAGAAAACTAAAAAAACTCCTGGTGTGATTACTAAAATCAACCAATCAAAATGCTTAGTTGACTTATCTGGTAAAATTTATAGAGTACCAATGTCAATGTTAGAAGCTGCATAATTTTAATTGTTATCTGCCCTTAGCTCAGCTGGATTAGAGCAACAGCCTTCTAAGCTGTAGGTCCCAGGTTCGAATCCTGGAGGGCAGGCCAATTACACACTAAAAGATGTACCACAGCCACATGATGATGTAGCCATAGGATTTTTGAAAACAAAGGCGCTTTCAAAGTCATCATAAGTATAATCTAATTCCATACCTGTTAAATACAATTCGTTAATTCTATCTACAACTAACATATCATCAATAACAATATCTTCTCTTTGTTCTTCGTCTGTAAATGACCAATCATAATTAAAACCAGCACAACCGCCACCTTTAACTGATAGTCTAACAAACTTCTTGTTATGTTTCTTTTTTAATTCGTTTAATCTTTTATAGGCATTATCTAATATTTTTATCATCATTATCTTTCTTTACTACTGTTGCTACTAAGTGTACTCTATCAACTTCACTACCATTAAAAAAATTATGATACTTTGTATTATCAGTTATATAAGCAGCGCCATCTGAGGGCATATGAAATGCCGTATCTTCTATTACCATAATATTACCTTTGTTAGTAATAATAGGAATGTGTATTCTTTTTTCGGGGTCCCTATGCCATGATAAACAAGTACGAGGTGGTTTCATTAAAAACCGAATACGACCTATGTTAAAGTGTTCTCTTATTAAATTATAAACCTCTTCTACATAAGACCCTTTAAATTCTGGACAGATTTCTGTATATTTACTTTCTTCGATAAAAGGCAATCGTTGTTCTTCTACATTTGTGGTATCAGGCATTGTCCAATATAAACCACGAACATTACCACCAGTTATACTTCTTTCATCACCTGGTATTCGATTAATACAAATAGCATTAAAATCAATATTAGCAGGGTTATCAGTTTTAAAACCTAGATGATATTTAAAATCAAGGTATTCTTTACCAAGTCTTTCAGTATCAATATTCAGGTCAACTCTATCGTGGTGTTTACTTAGGTGTTCTAATATCATGCCACTATTTAGTAGGCTTGCCAATATTGAATAAATAGTCTATAATGAGGTTGTTATGAAAAAGTATATAAAGACATATAATAATGTATTATCATTGACGCAATGTAATGATTTAATACAAAAGTTTGAAGTGAGTAAAGACCAACATGTGGCTACTGACTTAGACAATCACCGACATTTTACAGAAATCAATATCAACCAACATAAAGATTGGTCAAATCAGGTACAAGGTGTGTACTCTGCATTAAGACCTTATGTGAATAGATACAAAGAAGAATGTAAAATAACCGATACACAATGGCCAGATGAATATGGTTTTGAA